CTAACTAAGTTATCTTAAATAAAGGGCGTTTGCTTAGTTGAGCCCCCTTTGATAAGATTTAGCCGAGGTTAATTTCGATTAGGGGGGTTTACTTTATATTCCCCAGGGCTCATAATATAATCGTACATTAAATAAATCAACCGGAGAACAACATGACTACTTTTCAAATCGGACAAAAAATTCGCTCTTATGACTTCGTCTCACGCGACGACTGCTACATCGAGGGCATTATCACTAGCATTGATAATGGCATAATTCAATTTAGGGTGACAAAGGCAATCTCTGAGGGTGAAGAACATACAAACTGTCCGTATGTTATGTCAACAAGTGATCTTGGCAAAGACTGGACCGATAGCATTTACGAAGATTTAGGTCGTCCACGCATCCAGTCAATCTAACCTAACCGCCCCTTCGGGGGCAACTAACCCCATTAACGGAGAACGACATGAACATAAAAACTAAACTGCTCGATAGGATCAACCAAAGGCTTACCGAAACTAAATCGCCTTGCAAACTTTACGCAACGGAGTTAGCAGCTAATAAAGCTGGTTTAAAGGTCGCAGAAAAAGCAGCTAAACACTTTTCCCAACATGGCCAGGAAGATATAATCCCAGCCGACTATATCGTTATATACATCCCCTCTATCCAAAAATGGACACCTTGCATTAATCTTACGGAATTACTTTCAAGACGAGATAGCACTGGAGGTTATCTTGGTATTTGCACCGACTACTACACTTGGTAGTTAATTGGCGCCCTCCGGGGCGCATTTTTTACATTAAATAATTGGAGAACCAAACAATGCTTAAAAAAATCTATTTAACTTTAATATTAATCGTTGCTACAATCGTGCTATACGCTTCCGTATGGTCCTATTTTACGTTACCCATTGTAGGTATTAATTCCGACGGAAAATGTGCTTATATTATTGATAGCAAAGGCGTTAAGGACAGTACTTGCGCCAATATTCCCAACAAATATACCATGGAGTTTGTTCAATGATTAACTTTAAACTGTCTGAGTTTGATTGTACCCACACTGGCAAAAATGAGATGGATGCCTTGTTCTTAGCTAAAATAGATGAATTAAGAAATAGGTGTGGTTTTCCGTTTACCATTACTTCGGCATACAGGGATATAACCCACCCGATAGAAGCTAAAAAGAGTAGGGGTGGTACACATACCCAAGGCATAGCTGCTGATATTAGAGTAGCTAATGGCAGTCAAAAGCATACTATTGTTAAGGAAGCAATGGCTATGGGCTTTACGGGTATTGGTATAGCTAACACCTTTATACACGTAGACACCCGTACTACGACCCCCGTAATTTGGACTTATTAATCTTAGGCCGTACGTTTCCACATATAAACAGTAACATAAGGCTGGAGGTTAGCATTAGCCCCACTAACACCTTCGACGCTATTGGTAACGCCAATGCCTGTAACAGCCGAATCGGTTGAAAATGTTTGCTGGGTACTTCTTTGGTCTGGTGCACCACCGTCGTCTGTAAAACCGCCAACGTATTTTTGCGCCGTAACCGAATGTGTATGCCCAGGGTCAACTACGGTAGCTGTGTGGGTATGATTAACTAACACAGCGTCTTCACTACCCCCAGTCTTTTCAGACCCATCAAAGTTAGTGTTGCTACTATCAAAACCTGCCATAACTTTACCTTGACCAAACGGCACCCAAGTACCAAATCCTAGTAAAGTAGACGGGTTAGTACTATTACTGGCATTAGTATAAATAGAACCAACGGGAAGGGTTAAACTTAGGTAGGCTGCTAGTTTAGCAGGGGTTACGGCTTTAGTGTCGTCTGTACCCGAGTTAGTTTCTGCTTGTGTTGCAATTTCAATTTTACCTTTTACGGTCTCTGAAGCATCTGGTAAGCTTTCTCCGTTAAATATAAATTTTCCCGACGCGGTATTATATTGGAAACTGTTAGGAACTCCTGCTTGCATATCGTTACCAACCAAAGGAGTACCGTTTGCTCTAACTAAGTCTTTAATACCTAGTGCGCCAACATTTACTGTTGCTGGACCTGTGTTAGATAGGCTGGGGATAAACCTAATTTTCATCCCGTTAAAATAGCTTGGTGGGTGTTGTTTACCACCTACAGTAGTTAAAACATAGGAATTTACAGAACCGGAATCGGTATAAAAATCCCCTCCAGAAGCATAGACCGAAATAGCTTTTGATAATTGGAATAAATCTAAAGGAGATAATGTTATATTGGCATCTTCGATAACATTTTGAATTTCGGAAGGTACCTCATTCCATTCTACGGCGGGTAAAAAACCGCCTGTTACTTTGTCATTTAAATCTTGCATAATTACACCTTCTCAAAAATTACCTGACAGTTTGCAGGTTTAGTTTTATTAAATAAACATGTTAATAACGATATTTCAGAAGACCCAAAAGGAATAGGGTAAATGTAAGTGAAGTCGTAACCTTGGGTCACGTCGTATGTTACAACAATTGAATATCTTGATTCTTTTCTATCCCTAAAGTTTACCCCAGGGGCTATAGAAGGGTTGTTAAAAACATCTTCGCCCGCATAAACGCCTACGGTTAATCCAAACTTAGAGGCTAAATTAATAAAGTCGTTGGCGGTTTGAATTCCCATGGATGCTAGCTTTACTAAAATTGCGGTTCTTCTTTCTAAATTAGATCCTTGTCCGGAAAAGCAACTGTCTGGAATACCTAAAACAAACTCCCATTCATCCAAAAACTTGTTTGTATTGTCAGGCAAATATTCTTCCAACAATTCGTTAATATATTGGTCGCCTTGGATTATTCGTAAAGCTAACCCTTTTAGCAACGATCTTAAATTAGAATCTTTTACAAACTTTGCTGCAAATAGTTCGTCGTTAGGTAAATATTGGGCAAGAGAATTAGTGTATAAATTAAGTACTTCGTCCCTTAAAACCTTTGCGGGTCCGGATATAGCTTTTTCAGCACTACCTATAGGCTTAACTGCGATAGGAGATTTATTAGTCATAATGTTTGCCTACTTTTTCCAATTAGATAAGCCTTTAAGGCCAAAAGAAGCTGCTATAGCGGCTGCTAAAAACCCTTTGTAATATTCAGGCATTGCGTCTAGAACAACAAAACCTTGCTGAATGTATGGAACTAAGCTAGGTATAAATGCGCCAATCATAGGTATAGAAAGAACAATGACAAACCATTCGTCCTTCCATGATGTCTTGCTACCTTCAGCCATCATCTTTTCCCAGTTCTCTTCGGACTGCATAGCTTTAATTTTTACTTCCTGCTTAACCTTAGCTTCTTGTGCTTTACCCTGCATCCATGTAGTAGCTAATTCCCCAACAACACTGAGTAATTGTATCATTATTTGTCTACCTTATCGTCAAGTTTGTCGTCGATTCGAATAAGCATAGATTTAATTTCAGCAATATCCAGCTGGTAATCGTCGCGTCTAACGTATGTGCTCGATGTATAGCGTTCTATAGCTTTAACATCTTTTTGTAAATTACTAACTGCATCCCACACAGCTCTTAAATACCACCCTACAAATATTGACACTAAGCCTAAGAGAGAGTTGAATAGTGTTTGAAATTCCACAAAAAGTTCCTCAAGTTTTAATTAATTTTATAATCAAAGCGTTAGGGTCAAGTTCCCACCACCTTTCCTGATTAGACCAAGCCCTTGGGTTATGGTGGTGGTTATTATGCCAACCTTCCCCCAAAGTAATTAAGCTAGCAATCCAACTGTTTCTTGCTTCATCTATACCTAAATCATAGGTTTTATAACCATGTTTATGGGCAATAACGATAATAGCGCTTGAGCTGTGTAAGCACAGTGAAGCAGGGATAGCATACATGTAGATGATTAACAGTGGGTCTATTAATGCTAAGATGATGTTGAAGCAAAGAATAATTGCAAAGTAATGCTTGTGCATTAACTTCTGAAATTTGTCTTTACGTAAATCTTTAATTAGCCTTAAGTCTAAATGGTCTATATCCCAAACCCCAAACCATGCGCGGGCATTTCCTAATAAGTAAGGGCTGTGTGGGTCTTTAGGAGTTTCGGTATTGCCATGGTGTTGTCTGTGTAATGTAACCCAAGCAAGCGGGCTACCTACGCTTGTTATTACACCTATTACACTTAAAACTTTTTCAATTACAGGGTAAGTGTTAAAGCTTCGATGTGCTAGAAGCCTGTGGAAACCAATGTTTATACCAAGAACGCCTATAGTCCAGTAGGTAAATAAAGCTATCCAAGCATAATGTGAAGATGCCCCCATAAATAAATATACAATACCTGCTAGGCCTATAATGTGGTTAAATACCTGTAAACTTCTTACGCCTATGTTGTGATTCATACAGCCTCCTTCTTTTGGAAAATGTATTTAACTAAATAACCAGAAAAATCATATTTACCTGTTATTATTTGTTTAGGTTTATGATGATGGGTGTTCTGATAGCTTTCGCCAAAGGTGAAGATATTTAAAAAGTGGCAGTCCAGACTCTTGTCTCCTGTATCCCATTTTTGATGCCCTATCATATGACCAAATACGCCTGTCATTTGAAGGCTGAAGAAAGTCATAGCACCGGGTAAAGCCCAAGCCCAAATTACTAGCTCTGGATTAATTAAAGCCAAAACAG